TGTACTCTCTTATAACAAACTAGTGACTTTATCAAAAATGCAGAACCATCTCCAGGAGTTGGCAAGGCTACGAGGACGTCTTCGTGGTGCTCAAGACCCTGCGGATGGCAAAGAGTTGTATACTGCAGCTCTGATGCTAAGACATGACTACTTCGGTTACCAGTTATGCCAAGCATATGGGATACCGTATCGTAATGATGTTCCTCTCGAAGACATCTTATTGGAGACAACTGAGGTTGATGCAGCAAATATTAAAATACCAGATATTACACCAGATAACTTCATGTTCCATAGAGGACGTCTTGTTATCATTGATTACAAAGTATCCGTCAGTACTGAGAGTACAGATTATACCCTCAAGAAGTATAATGAGGCTATAGAGAAGGTGCAACCCTTTGTTAATTTACGTATCGGATTATGCATAATTCGAATGCACCCTATTACAAATCAAATAATGTTCACTGATGATGAAATTGCTCATGATTTTGGACATATACATATACCACTTGATTTCACACCCTTTGTGGAATTCATCTCTGATGTTAAAGAAAAATTCCATGATAGTGAGGAATTCATGGAAATGATTGCACATGGTGATGTGACTTTTACAGTAAGATGGTGTAATGAGGAGTGCCCAGAATTATACAATCATCCTAATTTCACCGAGTTCATGAGTACGATGTCAGATAATTACCAAGAGATGTTCTTGGAATCTATCAATACCTGTGCATATAAAGCTGAAAGATGGGACACCAATCTTAGGAAAGTGAGAGACCAAACTAGGCAGGAGTATGAAGAATTTGTCTATAAAGAATCAAAAAAGCTCTTAATGTGCGATGGAAATTACAAGGAACCGAGTCAGGACGAAATTGATCTTGGTTGGTCTGAAATGACGGAGAGAATAATGTCCATGAGAGAAGTTTCACAAGATTTAAGTGATCAAAAACCAAGTATTCATTTCATCTGGGCCCCTCATGATAAAGAATTGCCTACACATACTACCCAAAAATTGAAATTCCTGGCTAAGATATTACAGGCAATTGAGGATAGGACGAGATACTCTGAAGAGTTTAAAAGACTAGGATATCTGATGGACATTGATGGCAATGATCATGTATATGAAACATTTTGTGCTGACCTAAAGGCCAAAGCAAGATCTAAGTCAGGTCAAGTAAAAAATCAGCGAATGGAGCCATTAAAGATAGGAAATGCATACGTCTTGTGGGAGCAACAATTTCTGCTTCCAGCTTCAGAAATGGGCAAGCATCAAAGAAGTCACCTCCTAAAAGATTTCTTCGGGATTGGTAAACACAAAAATTTCTCAAAGAAAGGTATTGAAGACATAGATATATCTAAGCCTAAAATTTTAGACTTCAATGACAAGAACATTAAGGAATCTGCGTACACAATGATGGATAGAACAAAATTAGCATTGTCCGAGCGCAATGGGTTGGAACCTCATCATCCCATCACTGATGAATATATGTCACAGATAGATGCTAGCAATCATTTAACTGCTCTTACAATACAGAAAGTCTTTAAAACTAAATATTGGTCATGTGTTACAGACATTAGCGTTTTGATGCGCAATATTTTATCTATATCACAATACAATCGAGCCAACACCTTCAGGGTGGCTATGTGCGCAAACAACAGTTTGTATGCTTTAGTAATGCCATCTACAGATATCAAGACAAAAGAGGCAACTGTGGTTTATTGTATCATTGCCTATCACAAGGAAGAAACTAGTGTTTTCAACCCTGGAGCATTGCATTACACATATAGGTGCCCTGGTGGGTTCTTATCCATATCTAGAGCAATGAGATTAGACAAGAAGAGATGCCAGCGTATAGTGACTGCTCCAGGTATATTTCTAACTACTACATGTTCTTTTAAAAGTGACAATGAAACTATTGATATAAATGATATAATGAACTTTGCTCTATTCACAAGTTTAAATGTAACAAAGAGCATGCTTTCGTTGACTGAACCATCTCGCTATATGATAATGAACTCATTAGCTGTTTCCAGTCATGTTCGTGAGTATATTTCAGAAAAATTTAGTCCTTATACTAAGACATTATTTAGTGTGTACATGGTGGATAAAATAAGGCGAGGTTGTAGTCGAGCAAATGCACAGAGAGAATTAATTCGTTTGAGAAATGTCCATCTAACAGATTTTGATATAACGCAGAAAGGTGCTCAAGATAATAGAGACTTGGATAGTATTTGGTTTCCAGGGAAAGTAACCTTAAAAGAATATTTAGAGCAAATTTATACTGTCTTTTATTTGAACCCCAAAGGACTACACGAGAAACACCATGTTATGGTTGATTTATTAAAAACTGTTATAGAGATAGAGATAGATCAAAGATTAAACACTGTAGTGCCATGGTCTGCCACTCCAAAAAAACAAAGTGTTAACTTGCCAATATTAATAAATTCTATAGCCACAAATTACATGCATGATACGTCATACTGCCATCACTTAAGGACAAGGATAGAAAATAGGAATAATCTTAGACGATCTTTCTCTACAATTTCAACATTTACAAGCAGTAAGTCATGTATAAAGACAGGCAATTTTTACCAATACAAACTCAATCAGTCAAAAAAACAAAAAAAAGCAATACAATCTGAGATGAAAAGGAGTAGGATTGCAGACACTGAACATGTTCATGAAGAAGATAGAAATTTAGAAGTCGTTCATGCAAATTATGAGCTTACTAGACAAGCAATACCAGATTACATAGATTGTATTTCAACTAAAGTTTTTGACAGGCTTTATGAATTGTACAAATATAACATTATTGATGATGGTCCATGCATCCAACAAATTTTTAAAACTATGAAAGAACACAACAAATTTTATTTCACATTTTTTAATAAAGGACAAAAGACTGCAAAAGATCGCGAAATCTTTGTAGGTGAATATGAAGCCAAAATGTGTATGTATTTAGTCGAGAGGATTTTTAAAGAAAGATCTAGAGTGAATCCTGACGAAATGATAAGTGAGCCAGGTGATGGCAAGCTGAGGAAACTAGAAAAAAATGCAGAGAAGGAAATACGTTTCCTTGTAGAAAAATTGAAACTAAAAAATGATGTAATAGATCAAGAAATTGAAGCAGCAAAGGAACATTATGTGTACAAATTAGACAAAATAGAAATCTTACAATCACAAAAATACCAAGGTTTGAAATTGGAAATAAATGCAGATATGTCAAAATGGAGTGCACAAGATGTATTTTACAAGTATTTTTGGGCTATAGCACTGGATCCCATACTCTATAAGGAAGAAAAAGAACATATCTTACTTTTCTTTTGTAAATATCTTGATAAAGAGCTTATTATACCAGATGAAGTTCTTTATAATCTATTAGATCAACAGAGGACCTATCCAAATGACATCATTAAGCAAGTGACAAATAATCTAACGTCAAACCATTTCAATGTAAAAAAGAATTGGCTGCAGGGTAACTTCAATTACATGTCTAGTTACATACACAGCTGTGCAATGTCAGTATACAAAGATATAATAAAAGCTACTGCTAAGCTAATAGAAGGTGAGTGCCTTGTAAATACTTTGGTTCACTCAGATGATAATCAAACATCAATAACAATAATAAACAACAGGATTGGACACAAGCAGTTAACGCAACATTGTATTAACGAGTTTGAAACTATATGCTTAACATTTGGTTGTCAAGCCAATATGAAAAAAACATATATCACTAACCATATAAAAGAATTTGTGTCACTATTTAATATCTACGGTGAACCATTCTCAATATACAATCGGTTTATTCTCACGTCTATTAGTGATTGTGCTTACATAGGCCCATATGAGGATCTGGCAAGTAGAATTTCTTCTGCTCAAACAGCAATTAAACATGGGTGCCCATCCAGTTTAGCATGGCTTAGTATATCAATAGCACATTGGATATCCTATTTAACGTACAACATGTTACCCGGTCAAATAAACGACCCATTAAATGTACTCCCATTTGAGTCTAGACGTGATTTGCCAATAGAATTAGGCGGCTATCTGGATGCACCTCTGTCTTTAATAGCTTTAGCTGGTCTAGAATCTGGCAATTTGTGGTTTCTAATTAAATTCATACAGAAGCATGGTGATATAATGTATATGAAAGAAGCTATTGTTGATCAAGTGAAGAATATCAAAAACTGGGAGCAGCTAAAACTCTCTGTCCAAGAGAAGTTTAAACTAAAAGTTTTGAGATACTTAGTTCTAGATGCTGAAATGGACAATAGTGATGTTATGGGAGAAACCAGTGAGATGAGAGGGAGATCATTACTAACCCCGCGTAAGTTTACCACTGCTGGTTCTTTAAGGAAACTAGTCTCATTCCTGGATTTCCAAGAAGCCCAGCGACAAAATAATGGTTTAGACAACATAGTTCAATATCTGCTAGATCATCCTACATTACTAGTTACAAAAGGGGAGTCAAAGGAAGATTTTATGAATTCAGTATTATACAGGTTCAATTCAAAGAAATTTAAAGAATCATTATCAATACAGAACAGCTCTCAATTATTCTTAGAGCAAATTCTTTACTCACATAAGCCAATCGTGGATTATCAAGGCTTAAAAGATAAATTCAGTGTGTTGAATGATGGAACATTTTTAGAAGATAATCCAACCATTCAAGGTAGATTCACATTCCCAGAGTGCTTTAATAAGATTGACAATGACTTAAGAAGTTTAAAGATAGATTTAGATGACATAGAAGTTATTTACAATTTTATAATATTAAATGATCCACTAATGGTAACAGCTGTCAATGCGCACATCTTGCAAACCACAGGTATAGAGCAACCTAGATTAGGTTCTACTTGCTCATCCATGCCAGAATTTCGCAACCTTAGAATGATACATTATTCTCCAGCAGTAGTCCTTCGAGCTTATGCAGATCAGAATTTTGAATTGCCGGGATGTGACCCAGATGACTTGCGCAGAGATGTGTATCACCTAGAGAAATTCATTGAGACAACAGGTTTAAAAATCAAAATGGAAAATAGAATTAAAGCAAATGAAGGCAATAAAGGCAAAGATATTTTTTTTGAAATAAAAGAATTAACTAGGTTTTACCAGATATGTTATGAATATGTGAAATCAACAGAACACAAAGTGAAAGTTTACATCCTACCTACAAAATCTTATACTCAAACTGATTTTTGTGCTATATTGCAAGGCTCATTGATGTCTGACAAAAATTGGGTGTTGGTAAGCCATTTGCGACCAGTGACCGCAGGAGGGCATAAAGGTTCTGTCCAGAAGGTGGTAAGTCATGATGCTAAATTGGCTCAGGAAGCATTTTTGACACTAGCTCATTTTACAGATACTTTCTTGGACCAACAATCACGGATCCAATTTTTCAACTTCATAGTTGAAAATTACAGGTATAAAGAGCGCAAAATGCAAGAGCTTTTAGAAGTGATCTTAGCTGGAAGCGACAGAGTAAATTACTTGCCAATATTGTATAGAACGAAGCAGATACAACAACAGGACTTGGATTTATATGATGCTAGGAAGTCGATAACTCGAGTAACATGGAATGAATGGCAAATGAATAGAACGCTTGACACAGGGCCTATAAATATAAAAATAGAGACATATAATTCAATACTAACAATCATAGGGATGGATAAGCAATTGACAATGGCTCAGCTAGAAGTACCAGAGATCACATATACAAATATAGTGCATAATGGTTATCGACTGTTAAATGCAAAACATGGTCTTGCATTTGAAAGAATGACAGAGATTAATCCAGAGCCAAATAATTACTACATCACAGCACAATTGAAGTCAAGAAATCGGTATGTTTACAAGGTGTATGAATATAAAAGTCTAATTAAGGAGAACAATGATTCAACAAGATTAGGTCTCCGACATAATCCTATTAAAGCATATTGCATTTTGATACCTGTAAAGAAACCTGAATCAAAAAGGACTTTTGTGGGAGATCTTCGTGATATTAATTTTGGTAATAATACTATAAGCATGTTACAATTAAAAAACAATGAAACTGCCAGATTAAGAAAAAGTGAACTATCAAAAATGCAGTATTTTGAAGGCCCACAGGTTAATATCTTAGCAATCAACATGAACGCCCTAATGAAAGATCGGACATTAATGGGTTTAAACTTTGACAACTTGTCAAATATGTGCTTGACTCGTTTAAGCAGATTGATAGATTGCGATGGTTCAGATTCTCTAGAGGATTCTATTATTTGTTTTTCTGATGACCCCATAGGTCAGGAAGAAACACAAGAAATGAATTCCATACCACTCTTTAAGGTTAGTTACATGGTCTCAGGGGCTAGACATGTAAATTATAGAAATGCTATCTCTCAGGCTATATATAATGAAGTCACGCGGTTTAAAAAAGCTTTCACACTTCAAGGCAAGGAGTTCTATAATGCTATAAATAAGGGCATGATAGAAAACTTTATATGTGTTTTGAATCTCCAGCCAACAAATGTATCTACAAAGACATTGTATGACTGTTTCCATGTAGTATACACATCTGACAATAAAGATCACGAATTCCACAATTTATATTTAGATTCAATATTCTTCAAGAACAATTCCCCAGCATCAGGAGAAATTAATTACAAGATTGTGAAGCAGTTCTTGGAAAAGTTCCCTATACCAAAGCGAGCACCTTGGAACCGCTTAGTTAGAGATGCTATAGAAGTTGGTTTAACCAAAGCTAGACAACAAATAGAAAAATGTGAGCCGGAAATAGATTTTGCAAAAGAATTGGCAAAATTTGCTGAAGATGAGGAGATAATTTATGAATCAGAAGAAACATCTGGTGGCTACAAAGATATAGACTGGGCAAAGATAATGGAAGAAGAAGACGCAGACAATGATTAGATGAGGCTTGGATGATTGGCGTTGCTCAAATGTGCTCTATATACACTCTGT